CACTTCTCCCAGTACTATCATTCAAAATCTTAACTTGGATAATTTCATTATCCTTAATGAAATTATTGTCCAACCCCGTAAATTCGATGTCAATAATTCCTATATCAGTTTTCATCTTAATTGTGATATTCCCACACGAGAGCGAACATCTACGCTTTAATGTAAATACCTACTCTTTTAAAGGGTTTTCGGCATTCCCCTATGATGGCTGGATAGGAATCGAACCTATCTTTAACCATTCAGCCAAAGTTATTATAATAATAGTTCTTTCATATAATAATATTATTATATAAAACAAGACAAGACATCAGACAAAGCACGAGGTGTGGCTCTGTGTCTCATTGTCTTGTACAAGAATACACAACAACATATCATTGTAGTATAAAATATATATTTAATATATAATATACAGCGGCCAGAAAAAACTTGTCAGCCAATAGTAGGGGGGGGGATTTCCCCATTTTGTGGGATGCATCTCACCGCTGTATATAACCTATAAGCATTTATTGAATTTACCTATAAGCATTTATTGAAAATGGTAAAAAGAATAATATAAAATATTTTAAAATTAATAAGTTATTGACAAATAGAAAAAATGTATTATCTTTGCTTTTTAAAAGGAGGTAAATATGTCATATAAGGATAAGAAGAATATAGAAATAGAGAATGAGTTGAGTGTAGAGTTAGGCTTAGATTTATATACGATACGAGCTGTTTTGGGTGAATATTTTGGACAGATGAAGGATTATGAGCGAGGTATGTGTATAGGTTTAAATCAGGAGCGTAGGGGATTTTGGTTCATAGGTTTAGGTCAATTATGTGAGCAATACAGGGAGTTTCATGAATTAAATAAGGGGGGATCAATAGAAGATGTTATTAGTTAAAGAGGAGAATGGTGGCTTAAAGGCGAGTGAATATACCTTAAGCAGTGTGTATTGGGATAAGCAATATAAGGAGCGAGGTATAAAGTATTTATTGTGGGTAGAGTATAACAGTAGTATTTTGAGTTGGAATGTCTATAGGGGATATTTAGAGGATCGTTGTCAACGAATAAACAATGATTTGGGTGTATCTTTTAATATAGAAGAGGAGCGTGAGAGTATAGAGCGCTATAAGGAGTTGGAGCGAGGTCGCAGTATGTTGATAAGTAGTTATGAGAATATATTAAAGAGCAAGCATATGTTAGAGAAATTCATATCTAATGATATGGATTTAACGAAGAAGACTAAGAGTGGTAGTCCGTTGTATAAGCCTAAGGATGTAACGAGTGCATTATTAGAATTAGAGAAGATAAGTGATATGATTTTACGTATTTGGAAGAAGATAGAGGTAGAGTTTGATGAGTCTGGTAAGCGTTTGGAGAAGGGTGATTTGAATGAGTTTACGGATTAATAATAGTTAGGAAAGCGAAATAATAATAGATATGTTATTTAAAGAGGAAGATGTACGAGGAATTTTAGCTTCTCGAATTAATTTTGAAGAACATGGCTATTACTGTAATTATAATTTAGGGAGTTTAGATTGGAAGAATTTTTGGAAGGAGGAGCGTTCCCGCTGTTTGAATGGATATGGATATAATGGATTGCGAGTAACGGGGGATTATTATTTTTATTTAAACTACTGTCGATTAACTCGAGCGATATTAGATTCAAATGGGGAGTATATAGAGAGTGGTGAGGGTTTTGCGGATTTCAGGGATAGTGATTATGAGTTTTACTGGCATAGGGAGATACAGCGCTATGGTTTAGAGAAGACGTTAGAGCGACATGGTTTATCGGATGAATCTTCTATAGGGTTGTATTTAGAGATGAAGGAAGAGTGTAAGCAGGGTGGATATAATATGGCGGTTGGTAAGGCAAGACAAACGGGTTGGAGTTATAAGATGGCGGGTATAGCTGCAAATAATTACTATCATAGGAGAAATAGTAGGACTGTGTTTATGGGATTTGATGATACGTATATCTTATTATTATTTGAGAAGTTTCGGGTAATGAAAAGTTTTATAGATGCGAATACGCCATGGAATCACAGGAATGATTTTAAGAATAGGTGGAGTGATTATTATATAAGAGCGAGTAAGAAGGTTTATCATAATAATGGTAGTGTAACAGAGGGTGGTTATAAGAGCGAGGTAGTAGGAATAACGTTTGGTGGTGATTATATAAATGCAGCACGAGGATTGACGTTTTATGATGGAATAATAGATGAGAGTGGTGCGTTTGGTTTACCGGGTAATTTAATTTCAGTATGTACGATATTGGATAATAGTTTACGAGCTGGTAAATATAAGACTGGGATGTTAACGATATTAGGTACGTCTGGAGATTTAACGAAGAGTAGTTATGATTTATCCGCTATTCATGCGTCTCCATTGACGTATGGTTTTATGGGTGTGTATGATAAGTGGAATCCTAATAATGAGGGTAAGATAGAAGGATTATTTTTCCCACGACATTGGGGTTGGTTGGGATTTTATGATAAAGCTGGGAATAGTGATTTAGCTAAGGCAATGGATTATGAGCTGTCAATAAGGGAAAAGATGAAGCAAAATGGTGCGAGTGCAGCCTTATTGCAGAAAAGGATGCAAGAGGATCCATTAAATAGTGCAGAAGCATTTGGTGTAGTTGGTGATAATATGTTTCCTACTATAGGTATAAGTAATAGATTACAGGTATTAAATAAGGAAAAGCTACATGAGAAGCGAGGTAATGCAGTAACGTTGTATCGGGCAAATGGTAATGTAAATGTAAGGTTGTTGCCTGACTTTAATAATTGTATTATGGGATTATATGGCAACCATGACAATGCAACTGGTGAGGTTATTATATATGAGATGCCTAATCCATCATTAGGTCGTAATTATTATAAGATAGGTTATGACCCTGTACGACAGAGCAAGGGTTCTTCGTTAGCAAGTATACTTGTATTTAAGCCGCAAAGTACAGAGGTTTACGATGGAGATAAGATAGTCGCGGAATTTATTGGTAGGCGAGAGGATTTAGATGATATAGATGAGATTTTTGGTATGCTGTGTGATCTGTATAATAGCGAGGGAATGTATGAGAATGAATGTCCCGGCACATTAGCATACTTTACTAAGATAGGTAGATTAGATATATTAGCAAGTCAGCCTGATGATGTAATAGGTAGGAGCATAAAGAATAGTAAAGTTAAGCGTATTTATGGGTGTCATATACCAAGTAAACTAAAAGAAAGTGGAGTAAGATATATAAATAATTGGTTACGCAGAGAATGGGGATTTGATCAAGAAGGTGTACCTATTTATAATTACGATAGATTATTAAGTAAGCGGTTAGCAGAGGAATTGTGTTCTTTTGATATGAATAAGGGTAACTTTGACCATGTTTCCGCATTGATTATGGTGATGATACAATTAGAGAACTCTGATATCTTAGATGCAAGGAGAGAGAGAAGTAATTCTAGTAATGAAGATATAAAAAAAAGTATAAATGTATTAAAAAAATTATATGCTAATTCCAGATAAAAGATTATATTTGCAAAAAATAAAATAAAATGGCAAAGAAGAAATTTATAAAAAAAATGAGCCACGTAGATTTGGCATCAACTGAGACAGAGTTAAATATGTTAAAGGTTGAAATAGATAGTTTAATAGAAAGAGTTGGTATATTACATCATAAGCGAAAGATGTTATTATCTATATTACGAGAATATAACTGGATAACTTACGACCAAGAACGAGAAGAGATAGAACAAAGTCTTGACCGTAGAATAGAAGAAGTAAAAGAGAAAAAGGTTGTTCTTAATGAGGCATTCAAAAAAAGGTTAGATAAAAGCAATATTGGAGAGTCAAGCAATGTATTTGAACAAATAGTAGAAGATTATCAACTAAGACCTTTACTTAATTTAGTAAATGGTATGTATGATGAAACCGATCCTGTTATATTAAGGATGAAGAAGATTTATAAGTTTTTGAAATACAATAGAAAAGAAATAGAAAAAGTATATAAAAAAATATCATCTCCAGAATTATCTAAACAGGAAGAGTTTAAGATAGTAGCAAAGCAATTAAAATACTGGATTAACTTAGATAGGGGTACTGAGAAAAGAATTTTGGAATTTGATATTATGGATATCCCAACGGGTGAAATATAACCGAGTAATATAAACACAAATTAAAATGAAAACAAAATCCCCTACTTCAAACATGTCAGGACCGAGCAGTAATAGTATTTATACTAAGACTATGCTTACGGCAGCTGAGAAAAGAGCAAATGACTTTGAGTGGTATAAAAATAATATAAATTTTCTTATATCATGTAAAAGTAATTATCATACGGTAGTATTTGATGAGAATAATAAACCATTACGCAAGTATAACAAGATGAAGGTTAATTATGACTTATGTGATAATATTCTTAATCTTGATGACTTTGCTAATGTAGTAAAGCCTTATGGTATAGATATGGGTATGATGCCCGTTAATTTTGAAAACTATGATATTATAAGCAGTAAAGTAAATACGTTAAGAGGATTACAAAAACGTTATCCATTTAAGTATGTTATCCGAGCTACAAACACAGAAGCTACTACAAGACGACTTGAGAAAGAAAATGAATTGATGAAAGAAAGTCTTGAAAATATTATTATGGGGGAAATTGATCAGCAGCTTCAAGCACAAGTACAACAAATAGTAGAACAACAGGGCGGAAAGTTAAGTAGAGAACAACAAGAAGCTATTTTACAACAGGTAGCACAAGCCCGTGAAGTGATGACCCCTAAAGAAATAGCGTTGTATATGGAACGAGATTATAAGGATCCTGCTGAGATTGCAATGAATCATTTATTGGAATACTATAAAAAGAAACTAAATATATATAAACTTGTAAATGATTGTTTTGATGACTATATAAAAGTCGGTCGCGCAATTCTTTATAAGGGTATTTTTAATAATGAACCATCTCTTATTCCAATAAAGCCAATGCGTTTTTATTATGAGCTTAATGATACAAGTAATTTTATTGAAGATAGTGAATGGTGTATAGCTGAATATCGTATGTCAACAACGATGATAGCTACTTTGTTTGGAGATGAGTTAAAACAAGATGATTTAAAAGAATTAACAGAATATGGAGATAAGTATAACACAGAATTAAATTATCTTCAAAATCCATTATACTATGCGGGATTTGAAGAAGAAGACGATGATGCTGCTGTTAATGATAAACTATCCGTATATCATGGATGTTGGAGAGGATTAAGGAAAGTAGGCTTTGCTAAAATAACCGATATGATGAGTGGAGAAACACAAGTCATGATGGTTGATGATAGTTTTAAACCTGAGGTTTTAGGTCCTATGCAAATTGAAGTTGAATGGAAATGGATTCCAGAGATATATGAAACGTGGAAAGTGAAAGATAAATATTTCCGTATGCGGCCCGTTGAAGGACAGTTTAAAGATATTGATTCTATCTATGATGTTAAACTTCCATATATTGGAGTTGTGCAAAATAGCAATAGTGATCGTATTGTATCTGTTGTAGATAGATTAAAACCATATCAGTATATGCTTGATATATTAATGTTTAGAATTAATATTGCGCTTAGTAATGATAAAGGAACTAAACTGTTACTTAATTCACAAGTGATGGTTAAGGACGATGCAGAAACACCGGAAGAGTGGCTGGCAACATTTAATTCAACCGGTATTGGCCTAATAAATCCTAATGATTATGATGGTGCTGGTGCTAATGATTTAGCAAGTGTAGCAAAAGTTCTTAACATGAATGGTACCACAGATATGAATGGATATTTAAAGATAGTAGACTATTTAAAAGAAATGGCAAGAGAGGCTTCTAATATACCACGTCAATTAGAGGGACAAATGTTTGAAAGAGATGGAGCCGCTGTAACATCACAAGCAATACAACAAAGTTCAGTTGCTTTATATAATATGTTTGAATTATTTAATCAGTTTAAAGCAAATATTATAACATACCTTATTGAAGATATTAAGATTTGTTATAGAAGCATATCTGAAGTAACTAAGAGTTATATGACTGATGATATGGATGAAGTTTATTTTACTGTTAATGGGGAATTTAGATAATGCTACTTATGGATTATTTGTAGAAGATGCAAGCATTTCTGAAGATATAAAGTCTAGTCTATATCAATTTATTCATGCGTCATTACAAAATCAAACTATTGAATTTAGCCGTGCTATAGACTTACTTGAACAAAATAATATAACTGAAGCTAAGGAATTACTTGCACAGGCCGAAGCAGAAAGAAGAAAAAGAGAAGATGCTATAAGACAAGAGAGTTTCCAACAACAGCAACAGATATTGCAAATGCAAATGGAAGCTAAACAGAAAGAACATGAAATGAAATTAAAAGAGATTTTATTAAAAGAAGAAGAAAGAAGAAAAACTGAATTAGCTAAACAAGCATATCTTGGTGCA